TATTGTTGAACCACTTACCGCAGTAGATGAAAATGTCAATGCAGTTGCACTCGCACTCCCAAGTATAGGTGTGACTAATGTAGGCGAAGTTGAAAGTACAGTATTTCCGCTTCCAGTTGATGACGTTACTCCCGTTCCTCCATTTGCTACTGGCAACGCTGTGCCACTCAAAGTCACCGCTAATGTACCACTTGATGTGATTGGACTCCCTGAAACTGATAGGAATGTAGGGACTGATGCTGCTACACTTGTGACTGTTCCACTACCGCCACCCAATGCCACACCACCTGCTGTTACTCCATCACCCTTATACACACCGCCATTGGTGGTATCGTAAATCAATTCACCCACATCAGGTGTTATGCCTGTGCGTTGTGCTGTCGTTGCTCTTGGAATCTTTATCTGTCCCATAATTATACTCTTTGTCCTATATCTAAAATTTCACTACCTGTCATCCTATCGCCCAAGTCAACAATCTCACCACTACCTGCACCACCCCCACCACCACCACTCCCACCAAATGTGCCAAGCTGTGCGTAGGGTAAAGATGTCCATGCTGTAACCCCATCACCAATCTTTGTCTTGTACAGTCGGATAGTTCCACTTGTGAAGTAAGTATTGTTTTCAACACCTACCTCTGCCACCAACAACACAGGATTGAGTGCAGTCCATGTGGCTGCTGTTTCGTTCCTAATCGCATAAGGTGACTTCGTGATGTAACTCATTTAATATTTTGTTGGCTCGGTTATAAATGGAATTGCACACCTGTCATCTGCCTTGCGTAACTGAATGGCTGCCTTGAAACTCACACCGAAATATCTCTCTGGTGTGATCTCGTTAAAGAACGTAATATCAATGTCATCATCTTCACTCACATTGATGAATGTCCAGTTGTAGTCAGGATGTCGCAGTTGTGCAATCACATCTTCTGCTATCTGTGCTGTGTCTGAATACACTTCTGTGAACGCATCACTACCCCTACGCACTGAATCCACAATCCAAAAGGTGAATGAATACTTGGATGTGCTTCTTGTCCTTCTGATGGAATCTACCTGCACCCACAACTCAATAGGATTACTCACACCTGATGTGTAAAGGTCAGGCAACTCACCAAATTGAAAACCATGTATCTGCCTATGGTTTGTCGCAATGCTTTGCAGACTGCTTACTATCTGGTTTAATGTTGTTGTCGGTGTGGTTGCCATCTTTTATCTTTTCAAAATACAATTCTAACTTCTTCCCGTTATGGGACAATCTTCGTCGGCGGGAATCTTTCTTTTTCATCTGGTGATAATTTAGAATAACGTGTGCCTGTGTACCAACCTGTCTCGTAACTTGATGCCTTTGGATAGATTGTGTCTATTCCCGGTGTTGGTGGATTGTAGTAAGTAGGATATAGCTGTTGATTCTGTGCTAAATAATTAGTCAATCGCTGTGCAAACTCTTGTGCCTGATCAGAGAATTGTTGACGCATCCGATCAAGTATTGACAAGTCAACAGATGCTGAATTATCAGAACTCATTGTCTGCACTCCCTTGTCTCGTATCTTGTAGTTAAACACATGCAGTCCATTTGCCAACACCTCAAATCGATGTGCAGGTCTTAACTTTGTCAACACCGTTGCATTTAGCACACTTACTGTATTCGCTTCTATCTCTGTTTTTATCGTGGCATACAAACCACTTCCAAGCAATGGAAGGATTCGATACTCCTGCACATCAAAAATCAATGCAGCAAGTTGTTGCTGATCGTAGTTGTTGTCAATGTATGCCAACAATCTTTCATCCGTTGGCTTTAAAAATAACCCATCTATAATTGCCATACTATTTTCTTGTTGATCCTTTCTTAACTAAATTACTTTGCCATTCGTGTCTGCAATGTGGAACGTGAATAGTCGTGTCTGGTCGTGTATACCACCCTCCACGCATAAGCCAAACGGAACCGCCTACCTCATTGCTCATTGCATCTATTTTTGCTCTTGTGTATAATAGTTGTGCATCCATCAACTTCACGCAGAACTCTCGTGACACACCTCCCAATGCTAATGGTGGTGATTCAGGTGACAGCTCGTAGGAATACATTACTTCCAATTCAGGTTGATCTACATTTGCTCTACTGATTTCTGATTTTGTTGGATTGCTGATAATGATGTCACCTTCAATGCCACCCTTCGTGCTTATCTTTTCTTCTGCAAAGTTCATGTAACTTTCTTTCAGCTCATTCTCGTAGGCATCGAAGTTCATCCCTTCTGTGAATTTCAATGACTGCGATTTCAATATCTCGTAGTCTGCCTTTGGTGATCCACAAGCAAGAAACATCTCAATATTCGCCTGTGAATTAAAGTGTGCCTGAATGTTGGTTGTTTCTGTTGCTTCTGTTTCAATGCCTATCAACCCAAGTATCTGTGATGCTGACATAGAATCCAATATCTTTTGTGCTACCGCTTGTGGTAAAGAATTGAGTGCCTGTATCGTGTCAACAGTTTTCTGCGATGCGTTTGGAAGTGTGAATCCTAATGGCTGTACTGTTTTCAATCTCAAATCAACACCTATTTCAAAGTCACCAATGAACATGTTAACCATGTCTTCGATTAACTTCTGTCTTGGTATGATGTACATCTGATTGAACTCATTGTGTGCAATCTCAATCTCGGAACGCATACCCAATGCACCCTCTCTTGCTATGCCGAAAAGAATTGGATTCGCAAAGTGTGCTGAAAAGATTTTCGTTTCTGATTGTTTCGCTACCTCAATGTATTGCTTATCAATATCACTCATTGCAAGTGTCTGCACATCTGTTCCTGTTTCTTTGCTCATGGCAAAGTTCAACACTATGCGCTGACCTTTTTCGCCTGTCCACTTTTCAAGTATTCGATTCTCAATTTCTTCCTGCTTAATTTCATCTGGAATTCCATTATAAAAATTTATAATATGGGCGGGCACGAAACCATTTTTGATATTATGATAATGAAAATCAGAAAGTGCAATGTCAACATTTATCCAAATAACCGCACCACTGTAAGATGGTAAAGGATAGACTTGTTGGTTAGGATGGTAAACAGAAAAGTAATAAAGCTGTGACTTTTTGTTTGTCGCTTCTTTATCATACGCATCAAATACTTTGTAGTCTGGCTCTGCTTCTGGATTCTTATTCATCTTGCGATTACCAACCCCATCCAAAGTGTACCAACGTGATGTGTAATAATATTTCTTCTTGTCAGGACTGCTACGCACATTTGCAAAGTCAATGTAATTGATTGATGACAATGCACCACCCTTATTGTAGATCACCTCTGCTGCCATGCCATTGAACAGCTCTAAATCATTCGCCCACTTCTGTGATGCCTGATTCAAAGTTTCATTGCCGAAGTTCTTTGTCAAGAAATCATTTACCATTGATTGCTTCTGTACCGTTGCTGTGCGTGCATCGTAAGTCCATCCATTGCCAACAAGATACCTTACCTTCTGGTCAATGATAGTCTTGTGGTATGCACTCCTTGTGTATAGGTCAATCAAGTAATAGGGATAGTCATTGTACTGACCAAACAATACATAGTGCTTGTCTTTCTTTTCTACGAATGCAGGAAGGTCTTGATTGCCGAAGGTCAAGAATCTTTGTGATGCTGTTGGTATATTGTTTAATTCTGCCATACGAATTCTTCTGTATATGTGTTGTCAATGAATGAGCTTGTTGCTGTGGTTGTGCTTTTGAGTAACCCTGTTTCAACTAACGAAGTTGATAGTAACGGATTAAGATTTGATGAACTTGTTTGCTCGTAAATTTTGTATTGATATGTCCCTTCTACTAACTTCACCTGTCCTGACAATGGAATGGATGTGTTCGATTCAATTATAGTAAGTAGGTTGTACCTCGTTGTCTGTGTCGATGTATCTGGACATATAGCATAGACAAGTTCATTTGTTGCCAAGTTATTGAACACGACCAAGTAATAAGGTGATGCCAATGTTGTCTTTTCGGTAAGTGTGACTGGCACACTGTTAGATTGTAGTCTGATAATCTTCAACATATTAATATAAGTAAAGAATTGTCATTTGTANAAAAAAGAAAGTTTGGCTATTGCTAACCAAACTCTCAAACCTTACTCCACTATGAAAACAATTCTATGTTACTAAAAGTGCGTAGTTTGCTGAACTCATTGATGCTATTGGAGAAATTTCCATTCCTGTCCATGTTAATGAGTAACCGCTACGGTCACCATCTGCTGTGCCTGAATCAGACTCACCTGCACTCAAATCAAGTCCACGAAGATAACCTAACAACCAGATATTACCATTACGATCCTTAACTGCTATCTGAACTCGTGCTTGTGCGTAGTTCTGTAATTCGTTACGGAAAGATGCTTGTAGTTGGTTGTAGATGTACACCAAAGTTTCTGTATAGAACACTGTGCCATTCTGAACATTGACAGTTGCTGAATCTTTAAGATTCGCTGTTTGTTTCTCACAAGACAATGTGTACCATCCTGACAACGATGCTCCTGTTATTGCAACAACACCACTTGTAAGTGTGTATTGTGCAGCAAGTGTTGCATCACTTGGCATTGCGTGTATTTTGATTTCTTGAATTCCACCTACTGATGCTCTGCATCCGATAGGGAAACTACTTACTAATGTACATGCCATTTCTTATTTTGTATTTAAGAATTGGGAGCAGGTTACCCCACTCCCATTTCTTGGTTAATTATTAGATATTTTTGTACTGAACGATTTGGTCTGTGAAGTGATTCGCAACACCAAGTTTGAAGTCCATTACCATTCTAACTTCACGATTGTCTTTTGAATACCAAAGGTCGAAGTTCTGTATGTCATTTTCAAGATCAACACCTGCAATAAAGTTGCTTGTTGTTCCTGCGAAGATACGATGCTTTGCTGCTGTTGGAAGACCTGTTCCGTTGTCGGAATTTAGTCCCGGTACTGCAATAACTTTTACGTTACTTCCCGGATATGTCAATTCAAGACCTGCATTCTCTGCTGCTGTTGGAATGTAGCTGTATAAATTGTCAACCCAAAGTTTATTCAATAACAATCGGAAATCTTCTTGTGAACAGAATACAACTGGATTGTCACCTAAAATTGCGTTAGGAATCTTTTGGAAAATGATTTCCTCAAATATACCACGAACAGTTGACAATGAAATAGATGCTTGTTGTGTTGCTGCTACTGCTGTTGCTGCTGTGTCGATAGTCTTGATGAATCCGTTCATCAATTTCAAGTTAGGATCAGCAGTTGTTGCTGTGTTACCTAACCACAACATTGCTTCAACTTGTTTGTTGATGTATTTTTGAACTCGGTCAGTTACTGCTGTGAAGAACGCATTGTCAATAGAATCTTGTGAATCGTATGTACCTGAATACAACGCACCTGCTTTAAGATACTTCTGTGTGAAATATGCTTCAAGTTCAGAAGGACACCATGACATGTTTAATTTCAAAGCAACTGGTGTGATAGTTGTTTGTGTAACTGTTGTTGTTCCTGATGTGTTGAACGCACATGAACCTCCAACTTGGAAGTTAGCTGTCGTGTCAAGGATAGGAATCTTCATTGCTGATTTGATTCCTGCACGAATATCGATAAGTCCCATTGTTCTTGCTCCAAGAATGGATTTGGTCACGATGTCCGCTTTGTTTTCTTCGGTGTAAGCGGATAGACCGCTTAATGAAAATGTTGGCATAATTTATTTTTTTTAGTTTGTTTTTTTATGAATTATTTTTGTGTGTTCATTCGTTTGCGATACTCCTCTAAACTTTCACGTTTGTTGGTTGGCTCTGACTTCAAGTTTACTGGTAGTTTCTTTACAGATGTTTCGGCAGGTTGTTCGCTGAACTTTAATACCAATGCACTCAAATCTGAATTATAACCTTCCATTACTTCTATCTTGTCCGAAAGTTCTTTTGTTGCTGTTGCAAATTTTTCTGTCATGTTAACAACTGACTGCTCCAAAAGTGATGTCACTTCTTCTTTTGTAAAGTGATGTTCTTTGGTGTGCGTTTCAATAAGTGTTTTAACAGTTGCTGTGTTGTTCTCCATTTCATGTGGTGTCGTTGGCATCCCCTTCTCTTTGTCTTTATATTCTTTCTCTTTGTCTTTTGATTCCACTTCTGCCTCTGCCACTGGTGGTGTAACAGTTACAATGATGCCATCGATAACTTCGATAGTTGCTCCATCTTCCATTTCGTAAACCGCATCAGGTGCAGGTAGTTCTGTTCCATCAGGTTGAAGTATTGTCACTGGCATCTGTACCATTGGCAT